AGGGACGTGCCGACAGTCAGGCCCGAGATCGACGCCGACGCCGCGCACAGCGTCGCCACCGCCGGCGAGCCTCCGGTCGGCTTGTTACCGACCGAGATGGTGCACGCCTGCGCCTGGATGATCGTCGTCACCACGCCGGTCAGGCTGGTGACGATGACCCGGCCGCCGGTGACCGTGAAAATGTCGCCGGAACCCGACGCGGGCAGCGTCTTAGCGGTGCCGGTGACCAGGGCACCGTACGTCTCGTAAAACTTCTGAGCCGCCGCGGCGGCCGGGCTGGCAGGCATCAGGACACGCTCGCCCCGACGTCAAGCGGCACGTAGGACAGGTACCAGGAGATGGCACCGGTCATCGTCGCCACCGACGTCGTGATGTTGATCGTGCCAGGGTCGACGATGAACTCCATGAACGACAGGAACGGCACAACTCCGGCAAGGGCGGAGGCACCGCCGTTCGCCAGGGTGGTCGCCGCGCCGGCTGCGGTGCCGACCACGGCATACTTGGCGCCGACCTGACCGCCGCCTATGACGGTGGCCGTGGCGATACCCGTGGTGCTCGCGGTGCCGGCCGTCGGCACCGTGCCCAGCGAGACCGCGCCCGTGGTGCCGGACAGGACGGTCACAACCCGGCCGACCAGCGACGTCACCACGACCATGCCGCCGGCCACGGTGAACAGGGTCGCCGACGAACCCGAGTTCGGCGGCGTCTGGGTGGCCTTGACGACCTGGGCACCCTGGACGAGCTGCCGGTTCTGGAAAAGCTGGAGCAGGGTAGCCATGGCTCAGGCCCCCAGAACTGCGAGGTTAGCCGGTGCGCGAGCAACGGCGAGGTCGTGGGGCAGCACCTGGGTGACGGCGCTGCCGTCAACGGTGGTGGTCACCTTGATGTAGTAGAACTGGTCCGGCAGCTGCGTCATGTACAGCGGGATGCTGACCTGGAGGATGGAGCCGGACACGGTCACGACGTTCGACGCCGCCTGCGTGTTGCGGATCCACTGCCCGGTGCCGTTCGCCTGCGTCGACGAGTAGTAGTAGGTAAACGGGGTGATGCCGTTCTGCGCGTACGCGCCGCCGAACGTCTTGGACACGGTGAGCGTGATAACAGCGGAGCTGCCAGGGCTGTAGACGTTGATGGCGACGGCGTTGCAGTTCCTGGTGTTGATGCCCTGGCCGCTGGCGAGCATGCTGAAGTCGAACAAGCGGCCGAGGCCTGCACCTGCGATTGTGGTAGGCATTTCTGATTCCTTCCGCGACGGTTACTTGGCCAGGGTCGTCACTGCCTGGCTGCTCCCCGGCCAGGGGTTCTATTGCCTGGCCGGGGATCCTGCTATCCGGCTAGCGGGTTGCCAGCTGGACGAATGCGGTGAGCGTGTTGGTGGCGTCGGAGTGGGGGGTGAGCGCCGACTGCAGCCAGGGACGGCCGTCGACGCGCTCGATGATCTTGAATGCGGTCTGGTCGTTCTGGAAGAACGCGTGCTCAGACGCGGACACCTCAACGGCCTGACGGTCACCGATCAGGTAGTACGACAGGTCGACAAAGTTGATGTCACCGGGGGTGCCGAGCGCCGAAACCTTCTCTGTGAAGAACACCGGGCGGCCGAGGATCGTCATCGGAGGCGTCTGCGACCCGGACGGGCCGCCGTACACGCCGATCCACACCGGGCCGCCGCCCGTGCCCACAGACAGCGCCATCGTCGCCAGCTGCGGGAACGTGTCGATGTTGGCGACCCACACCGCGTTGCCCAGCGACGTGGGCAGCATCCGGGCGTACATCTTGACGATGTTCTCCCAGACGATCGTCGCCGCGGTCTGACCGGATTCCTTCGCGACGTTCACCGACGCCGGGCAGTTGATGAACCCCTGCGGCGTGCCAGCACCCGTCTCAGTCATGAACGCCAGGTCCTCGAACCATGCGAGGCCCTGCGGGATACGGGTGTCGAAGAACGTGGAGAACGCCGGAGCGTCCGCTAGCAGCTCGTTGGGGACCTTGAAGAACCCGGCGAGTTTCTTCGCCGTCAGGGTGACCCGGCCGAACGTGGCCGTCGATTCGGTGATCGACGCTGCCTCTTCTGCCCAGTAGAACTGGACCCCGCCGAACACTGTGGTGGCGTGGCTGGTGTCGTCGACGGTCGGGATGGGCACCGACAGGGTGGTCATCGGGATGACCGTGGCCCTGGACCGGACCACTGACTGCTCGAGCGCGAGCATCAGCAGGTCGGCTCGCATGATCTCGGGGATCAGGAAGCCGCCAGCACCGGATTCCTCTGAGCCGAAGCTGTTCATGAACTCGCGGACGTTGGTCAGCTTCCGCAGCAGCTCGTCGCGCCTCCGCGTGGCGGTCGGCCGGGCTTCCTCGCGGATGGCCTGGCAGTACTCGCCGATCGAGGCGAACAGCTCATCGGGCTTGAGGGACTGCTCCATCCGGGCACCCGGCGCGGCCCTGTTGTAAACGGCGCCCTTGCCCATGCTGACGGCCGCGGACACGGGGACGCCGTTGACGTTGAGGTCGGGACGGCCGCCGGAAAACTTCGCGCCGACACGAGCGTCACCGCCAGTCATCTCCTGCACGCCGGCCTGGAGAACCTCGTTCAGCTGCGCCTTGAGTTCCGGGTCGCTGGCAATCATCGACGCGGCGTACTTGCGGATGAACTCGTCGCTGGTGTCCTTGTCGGCGTACACCTTCGCGAACACCTTCGGGTCCCGGTACATCTCCTCCAGCTCGGTGGCGCTGGCGGGAATCGGGATCCCGTTGACCTTGGGGGCCATTTACTGCTCCTTTCCAGCGTCGAGCTGGTCTAGTTCCCTCGCGAACATCGCGAAGATCTCGGTCTCGGACAGGCTGTCCGGGGACGGCTCGGGTGCCTCCGCGCGCTGCTTCCGCGGCTTCTTCGGCTTCCCGGCGGCGTTGTGGTACACCGACAGGTCCCACCCGCCCGCTGGGGGGTCCTGGCCCAGGACACGGTCAGCTAGCCCCTCCGCGACCGCCTCCGCGTCACTGAGCCAGGTCTCGTTCCGCATCAGCCCGCGCCAGTAATCAGCGGGCTTACCGGTCCGGTCGGCGTAAATCCCGGCGATGTTGTCCGACGCCTTCTCGAGCAGCTCCGCCGTTTTCCGCATGTCATCGGCGTTGCCGATCGTCATCCCGAACCCGTCGTGGATCATCATCTGGCTGTGCGGCGCCATGGCCAGCTGTCCGGGAGACGCGGCCTGGGCGATGAACGACGCAGCAGACGCGGCCAGACCGTCGACGATCACCGACACGCCGCCGGCACGCTGCCGCAGCTGGTTGTAGATCGCGATGCCGTCGAACACGTCGCCGCCCGGCGAGTTGATGTGCATCTCGATGTCACCGTCGACACCAGCCAGGTCATGCATGAACGAGTCCGCCGACACGCCCAGGAACCCGATCTCGTCGTAAATGGTCACCTGAGCAGGCCCGGCAGCCTGGTTAGTGATCCGGTACCAGCCGGGACGGCCCTGCAGGTTCGTAAAATCGCGGGTAGTGCGAAGCGACCGGTGCATCAGGCATCCCTCAGTTCGGCGAACTCGACCGGCTGGTGACCGTTAGCGAGCACTTTCTGCAGCCGGGACGTCAGCACGGCCGCGGACGCCGGGCCGGGCATCTCGTACTGCTGGTCGTGCATCGATTCCCACGGCCCGTGCTCCTTGGAGACGGTCGCGATCCACGTCCGCACCGGGGCGCCTTCCTGCATCGCCGCCATGTACCGGTGCGCGCCGTCGATGAGTTCCGGCTTGTCGCTACCGGGGGTTTTCACGGCGATGAGCGGCTTGAGTTTCTTCCCGGCGCGGAGCCGGTCGACGAAGTCCTGCACGTGGTTCGGGCGGGTGGTCTTGAGGTGCAGCGGGTCGACGTTGATGTGACCTTCGGGGAGCGGCACCGGTCCGGCCCAGGACGCGTGATGCGCCCATGCGTACGCCTTGGCCGGGTAGTCGAGGGCGAGCTGGGCGAGAACTTTCGCCTGGGTGTCCTTGCCGTTGGTGACTCTGGCCGCCCACCGGTCGCAGACCATGGCCGGGTCGATCGGGCCGGCGACAAGCGTGCAGGTGCCTGTCGCCTGCTGGTACATGGCGCAGTTGCCGCAGTGCTCAGCCGGGCCGCCGTCCCGGTAGTTGACGGACGCCTTCGCCAGTTTCGCGGCGGCGAGCAGGTGCAGCAGTTCCCCGATGTCGTCCTGCTTGTGGCCTGACCGCGTCAGGGCGGCCGCAGCGACGGCGAGCCGGTTCTGGGCGCTGCCGTCGTTGCCGGCGGGTGCGCCGGTGTCAGCCGTGCTGGGGGGCGCCTGCTCAGCGACCCACGACGGCGGCAGCGCCGGTGCCTGCGTCGCCACCTCGACGACGTTCATGTCGGGCAGGCCCACAACCTCGAGCACGTCGTTCGGGTCATAGCCCGACTGGACGAGGAACCGGGCCGCGTTCGCCTTGGCGAGCAGTTCGGCGTTGTCCTGCTCCCGGTTGGCGGGCAGCGGGTAAATGTAGTCGAACTCGTACGGGATGTCCGCGCCAGGCGGGTAGAACAGGGGCAGGAACTGGTAGTTGAGGACGTCACGCCACCGGTCAAGCCGCGGCACGATCTTCCAGTTCGCGAAAACTTCCTCACCGGTTTGCGCGTTGGCCCGGTTGACGTCCTCGGTCAGCCCGGTCATGATCTTGTGGACGCCCATGGACTCGCGGATCGCGTCCCGCGCATCAGTGCGCAGGTTCACGAAATCCATGTCCTTAACCGACGTGGACGTCGGAACCCAGGTGACGTTCTCCAGGACCGCTATCCGGTGGGCGCGGCCGACACCGCGGTGCGCCTCACGCCACCGGTCGCTGATCTCGTCCCATTCGTCGTCCTCAACGTGGTGATCCGACGACAGGACCCCGTCGGGCCGCGCCGAGTTGAGGAAAAAGTTCCGGTTCCACTCCCCGGCGTACCGGATCCCCTCGATCTCCGTCCGCACCGACTGCACCGGGCCGAGGCCGTCATACGGGTCGATCGGGTTCGGGTACCGGTTCCAGATCACCTCGTTCGGATTGAGGGGGATCTTCTCCGACGAGTCCGGGGCGGTGTAGATGTAGCCCTTGAGATAGTTCTCCGGGTCGGGTACCGGGCTGATCCGGTCCGGGCGGACCGGCCACAGGCCGACGGGGAAGTTCACCTTCCCGTAGTCGACGACCCACGCCGACTTGCCCAGCAGTTCCAGCCACATCCCCGAAATCTCGAACATCGAGAACCGTGACCAGGCCACCAGTTTCCGGCCGTTGACGGTGAACGTCGCCGGGGTGTTCAGCACGTTCAGCGACGCGTGGACGGTGCGTTCCCGCCGCTGGTCAGATCCCTGGTCGTTTGTCGTGAACCGGGCCCGGCCGTCTGTCTTGTCCTTCTCGAACAGCTTCCATTCCGGCTTGGCGGCCGAGGCGGCGAGCAGCGACACGTTGGCGAAAACGGTGCCCTGCGTCCCGTAGGAGTTGAGGTTCGATTCGGCGTTACCGCCGAGACTCATCAGGTTCGTTGTGACGATCGACGACCTGATGGGGCCGGTCATCGGGACGGGGGTCGCGTTGCGGAACGCCTTGCCGATCAGGCTGGCCATGTCAGGCCACCCGAGTGGCGTAATACGGCGTCA